ATCTAGATAAGGGACTGCACCAAAGTACACGTTCTTCCATTCCTTGCGGATTTCAATTGCGATTTCATTAATTGGTCTCATGATTATATGTTATTAATTAGGTTAAATTCTTCTTCTGATATTACTGCATAGCCATTCCATCCTTCATACTCACTAAGCAAATCTAAGGGATTGGTATCGGGTTTAAGGATGTAGGTATCGTAACTGCTAAGATTACATTCTTCGATGGCCTGAATGACTGCATGTATGTCTTCGTCAAAATAGATGTCACATACTTCACGTCCGAATAATAAATATTTTGTCTCCATATGATTATATTGTTTCTAATTGGTACAAAGATGTCTGCTCTCCATTCTGCTCATCTACTAAGTAGTAAGTTATGGATGGATGGGTTAATTGTAGACTGCGAAAGATTTCACATGCCTTTTCAGGACTCAAACCTTTGATGTATGGTTTGCCTTCTTCGTATATTGATATTGTTTTCATGATATTTATGTTTTTGGGACTCAGATAAGGTTTTTAAAGAATCTAACTACTTCAGCAAGGTTTGGTAATCCATCTATAAAGTTACCTTCAGCACCATCTTGTGTAGGGTAATCCAATTGCATGATGATGAATTCAGAGTAATCACCTTCGTAATCTGATGGTAAGTATACTTTATAGTGTAGTTCAGCATCGCCATAGGGGATAGTGAGAGTAATGGATGGGCATTCGTCATGTTGGTCAGTAGAATCAAATGCGTCTACATTGAATTCGTACTTCAATACATCGAGGATGTAGTTCTTTTGTGCTTGGAAGTAAAATGATTTGTCCATGGTATTTGTTATTATTGGTTTTATTATTTATTGGTTATGGTGAAGTATGTATATACGATGCATAATGTGGCGCATATGGATGCTAACATTATTTGGTCATGCTGAAGTGATACGATAGCGCATACAGCAGTAGAGATAGCGCAGATGATTCCAAGTGTTTTCATGTTTAAAATGTTGTTTTGTTGTTGTTTGATGATGCAAATATACATACATGGATTTCATCGATGCAAGAAAAAAGTAAAAATATTTTTAGAACAAATCTACAAAATTGTAAAAATGTCAGTATTGGCAAGGGATTCAGGATGCAAAGATTTTTGAAATATTTTTTTGGCCGCAGCGAAAATTGGATAAAGTTCGATAAAATAAATGGGGATGGGAATCTAACCTTTGTCGTATACATGGGCATGGCGCATTGCGAAAGGGTTTGAGAGCAGTCAAATCGCCAGATCCCAATGCCGGTGTGGGTTTCAGGGTTTTGATCCCCGGCAAAGCCAGGCCAGGCCAGGGTTTGAGAGGAATCATATCGCCAGGATTTAGTGTTGACAAGGGTTTGAAGAGAAACGGTTTTGTGTGTGCCAAGCCAGGCAAGGGTTTGAAGCATATGCGATATCATGATCCCCAATAGGCATGGGCATTTCAGCAGATATTATTTTATCTATGGCAATGATGGCAAGGGATAGATGGAATATTAATATTATTTATTGGCGCATGGCGCATGCGCATGGGCATACATGTGTACACAATCGAACAATGGTGTACATAGGGAATCGTTTTTTATTTTCAAATTAATTCAAATGTAGGCCAAGGCCAATGTGGATAGGTATTTCAGCGGAAAAATGGTCAAGCATGGGGGGGGATGTTTTTTTTCCGGCCCGGTTCCGCTCATTGTAACGTATTACCTCCACCACTCGCACAAACTTTTAATTCCAGGGCATGAAAAATCTGGAAAAATTCATGCAGTAGAGGGGGGGGCTAATTTTAAAGCCGGGGTATCTATTATTTCGGGCATATAGTGGGGGGGCTATTTATTTTTGGGGGTAATGAAATGTAGCGATAGCTATTTTTCATTATCTTTGTCATATGATTGATTTAATAAGGGAGGACAGATTAATCAAGTCTATGCTTAGTCGTATGCCGGAGATTGACGGCAGTGATGCGGTTATTTTGGCTGTTGAACCTGAGCGCAGTGGAATACTGGCCCAGCGACTTGCTCATGCTATTTCTGTACCTACTTATTTGCCGGTAGTTTTATCTGTGGACATTCCTGATGATAGGACAGAGGAGTCTTATCTGAAACTCTTTGGAATTTCTGCTTCTTCATTCCGGGCACGCTTTCATACTATAATTATATGCTCTACCTATACGTGTCCTTTTTTGAATAAGCTAAAGAATGTGCTATTTGATTTGGGGTACGAGAATGATGATCTGGTGTTTATGTCTATAACTGAACATTGGGACTCAGACTTTCGTGCTAATGTAGTTGGGGAGTATGTAGATAAGAAGCCTATATTTTACTGGGAGAAACAATATGAAAAAGTTACAACAGATTCTTAATGCTAAAGGGGCCCAGCTTACCGAGGATGGTATTATTGGTCCTCGTACTCTTACTGCTCTTGATTGGTATATTACTAATAGGATTAATGCCAATAAGTGGGTGCGTCCGAAGGACGGGTTGGTGTTTTTAAGGACGGACGCAGTCTTCTCCAACACCTTTGACGATTACTGTGCTGTGTATAAAGGAGGGGTGTGCACGTCAGTGCTACCCTGTTCTACTACAGCTGGAGATAAGTATGTCTTTTCTCCTATTACCCATATGGGAATAACCGGGACCGCAGTAGCTGCCGAGCAACAAGTAATCGGATCACATCGTTTTGTTACTAATAAGAATTGGAAGACTCTCTGGCTCGGAGCCCCATACTTTCAACAGATTCTCCCTATCACCATATGGAGAGATGGCAATAGGGATAGAAGTATGGACCGAGTTAATAAGCAGTTTGGCTTATTTGGAATCAATATACATCGTGGCGGAGTATTTATTTTTGTAGGTTCCTGGTCTGCCGGATGTCAGGTTATTCCGGATAACCACTGGTTTCCCATCACGAACAATTTTGTTAACGGGCAGATTATAGACTTTACACTTCTAGAGATATAAAAAAATAAGCCCCAATCACATGGGGCTTAATTTTTAGTTCTCTTTCTTTTTTACTCTGTAGGAGGTACGCCTATATTGTACTTCTGCATAAGACCCATCTGAATCTCACGAGCGTGGTTAAGGCTGAACTCTGTACCAATCTCATTAATCTTTTCGTAAGTCTGAACAATAGCGTCTGCTACTATTTCATTTACGTTGATTTGTTGCATTGCCAGGGCTGATACCATAGCACTGATTTTTTCTTGATTTTCCATACGGTGCAAATATAATATAAATTATTGACAATTAGAAATCATCTTGGCAAGGGTGATGAGACCATGTTTTACTATGTAACTCTCTCCTCCGCTGAATACTATACATAAGGGTTGTTCTATTGTACTTCTTATGTCTTCGTGTATATGGTCTATATGGTAGAAGAGTACTGGGAAGGTTGGTTCGTCATAAATAGAACTGAGACCCAAATTCTCCAAATACTCCTTATCTTCCTCATCCCCTTCCAGGGCAATAGCGTCTAGCACAACTGGTAATTTAAACATATCTTTTTTTATTATTTAACTGTTATAACCCATAAAACAAATAAGGCGATTATTACTCCGAATACCGCCATCCAATCCATTACGATTTCAAACTCATGCATAGTGGTGCAAATATAAATCATTAAGGCAATACCACGCAAGTTTTAATTTTTGAGAGAGAGACAGGATTCGAACCTGTATGTACAGCATATTTAGGACGCCTGCTAAGCCGTAATCACCTCGTCTGTGATCGGATACCATTCCGCTACTCTCTCATGTAGTTAGTTTATACACATAACCAGGTGTTCCCGTTTTTCTCTCACATTTAGCCCAACCACCAGTGAGACAATGATTGGATTTTGATTACAGAAGCTGTTTCCAGCCGTTACCACGGGCAAACTGAATCAGTAGCCAGGATGGGTACTGCCCCCATTGCTTGGTCTTTTGCTTCATTGAGCTCACCCACGAGTTACTTTTACTCTACCTGACTATGTGTCATAAAAAGGACGAAGTGCTTTACTTTTGTCCTCTATAAGACATATTATAATAAGAACGAATAAAAGAGAAGCAACCCACTTAACTCTCGGTATTAACAAGTTTAGGATTGCTGGCCGATGGATACTATCCACCGGGAGGATACCGATATATCTTTATGATGTGCAAATATAAACCAAAAAAGGGACATAATGCAATTATCATTATAAACTCAATTGATTTTCGTTTATTGTGGAATATAACTCCTCTCTTACCTTTTCTAGTAATCCATATTCCTCATCAGTTAAGTTATCGTTGTACTTCATCTGAGACCGAAGGTATTGGTCAAAGGTGTGAACAACCAAGTACCACTTAGTACCTTCTACGGCAAAACGAAAATCGTCCTGTTCATCAGGCAGATTAAATTTAAGTATAGCTTCCATTTTCTATTTCTTTTTCTATTTCAGTCCAAAAGCGATGGGGCTCAGACAGGTTTATCTTCCCCATTCTTTCTACGTCTACCAACTCTTCTTTTATTTTCTTTATCGTGTACTTGAGTATCCTCTTCACTAGTACCGGGTCCATGTTCATCTTCAGACTCTGTACTTCCTGGTACATTTGCTGTGCTGTTTGCTGTATCATTTTGTTTATGTTGTAATGCTTCTTTTATGGCGAATAAATCTGTCATAGATACGGAGGTCGATCTCAATCCCTCTCCAGCTTCTATACAAGTAATAGCGTCTCGCAGATCTCTGCAATCCACCGGGTAATTATCCATGCTCTTCTTCAGCACGGATTCAGATATGATAATCTGATCGTTATGCATGGCCCAGGCAAATGTCTTGGCATATCGCAGATACTGTTTAGCGTTTATCTTACTTTTCATTCTCTATTTTATTTATGGTGTCAAATATACGATAAACTAACTGAGGTACAATAGCGTTTCCATATGCCATTATACTTTCTTTTCTCCACCGAGGAAAGGTAATTCCGTCCAATTTGGGGGAAAACCCATCATCTCCGCCACAAACCGGGGATTGAGTTGGGAATTGCTCCCAGTTTTCAATTTTATGTAATTCGGCAACTGATGTTGATGGCTCATTTTGTTTCCATTTTCTCCTCTCAAATGTTCCAAAGAATTCGTTCCCTTGTAATCCCTCGTTGCCGGTGTCGGTAGCAACTTGTCGTATGCCAACTGTCTCAGCTGATTCATAGAGCTCGGATGACATAACTTGCCCTCCTCTTTCCTGCGCTCCATTTTCTTTACCTTCTGAGCTTCCGTTAATGGCGTGTTCCAATCCGTTGAATTTGGTGTCGGTAGCAATGATGTAGACTCTATCACGTCTGTGAGGAGCGTTGATGCCGACAGCTGGTAATACAAACGGTTGGACTTCGTAGCCCTCACCTTCCAGATCAGCGTACACCTCTTCGAGAACCAATCCATCCGACCAACTAAGGAGTCCACGAACATTTTCCCCCACGACATACTTTGGTCTGACTTCTCTGATAACCCGGAGCATTTCGGGCCAAAGATGGCGTTCATCTTCTTTTCCCAATCTTTTTCCAGCGGTACTAAAGGGTTGACATGGGAATCCACCGGAAATAATGATGTCATCGTTTCTCCATTGTGTTCCAAATCTTTTTGAAAGTTCAGCGTTAATTGTGTCATATGTTAATGTTTTTATGTCTGTGTGGTGATATGCTTCGGGCCAATAGTGATTTAGTACTTTGTTTCCAAATTCATTTATTTCGCAACTAAGGTAATTTTTCCATCCGGCCCATTCTGAGGCCAAATCGAAACCTCCGATTCCGGAGAATAAACTAAAGTGTATCATTTTTCTTTGTGTCTGTTTTGTGTTCGCCTTTTACTTCCCAGTACTGATTACAAGTACCGTCTTCTTTTACCGGTGCTTCCATGAAGTATGACTGATACTCTGAGGTCGTAGCTAAGAATCGGTAACAACTCCTCTTCTTCTTGCAACCTTTTCCACTGCATTTTGTTATATCACTCATGGGGCAAATATAATACTAATTTTTATAATAAACGATCTTTGAAGAAGGTGTGATTAAAGTAATCTTCTGCTGTTGCAAATGGATGCATCACTTCTAGTGTTCCGTGTATCCAGGCGTTCATAATCTCTTCCTTTTCCGCTCTGAGCCCCGGACGCAAGTAAGTGGCGATTATATAGGATCGGGTCTCAGGGTTGAGCGCAGCATCCCCTTTAATCTTCTCGATTATTTCTTCCAAAGGCGTATTCATTTCATTTCTTTTGCTAGTTCGGCTATATCCTGGAATAATTTGCGGATCAAAGCAGAATTCAATTTTACAAATACGGTCAGGAGCTTAGTATCTCTCTTTTCCTTACCTCTCAGCTTGCGCCTATTTTTTGCGTAGTGTTTCATTTGTTACCTCCGTATGTTTCTTTGTAGTATTGTAAGGCCCAACTTTTAGTTTCTTCTAAATTGTAGGCATCACCATCACCTGCTTGATAAGCAGTTTCAATCTGCTGCTTTTCCATTTCTTTGGCTTCTTGCTTAAATTTAGACAATACGTTTGGTTGAATACTCCCAAATGTTAATAAGTGTTGTTCTACTTTTTCTTCAAACCATTCTACTGCTGTTTGTTTCATTTTACTTCATTTACTGTTCTACATACTTCGCATAACCTTTTGTTAAGAGGGGCAAGTCCTAACTTAGGTGTGTGCATTGTTTCTTTTTTACAAGTGGGACAATACTGCTTGCTTCTCTTGGTTGCTTCCATGAATGCAAATTAAATACAAAACTTTACAAAAACCAAATATTATTTATTTTTTTTGCTTTCGTGGTACTCTCTCTTCAGCCTTTCAGCTATCTCCATCGCCCTGGGATATGTCTTCATCGTCTTCCGGTTCCCAAACTCCCAAAGCTGATGACAATCCATACAGTAGAGCATCCAGTTTTCGGGATGTTGCCTCAAAGTCGTGTAACTCCCCTTTGAGATAATATGAGACACAAACATCGGATGAAAGTGTGGAAGACGTATACCACATTCTTCGCACTGATGGTTCTGTCTTGTCGACCACATATTTTTGTACCACTCTATATCCCCTTTCATTAATTTATCCTAAATACTCTAGTACCGTTCTTATTGGGTCTCCAGGTTACTCTTGCTACTTCACTATCGATTATCATATTCTCACCCATGTATGCTTTTATGTAATTGGAGTGTTCTCTCTTCTTTTCTTCTAGTTCCATAATCTGAGGCCCAATGGCAAGATACTCCTCAATGTGCTCATCTATCTCAGGAGTGCTGACAATTGAATTCTCTTCCGGATTGGCAAAGCGAGCATTCAAGTACTCAGAATATGCTTCCGTTCCATCAGGAGGAGGAGCAAACTGATCATAGTCCTCTCCTAGCTCAAGAGCCAAACGACCTGCTTCTACCCGATCCCAAAAGTCTTTGGTCACATTAGCGATAGCTTCCATGATTTCCTCATCCTTCTCAAAGTAGTGAACCTTCAAGTTTCTTCCGTCCTCAAGTGCAACCAAGTAACCTTTGTCTATACCAAGGCCCATCATGTAGGTTTGCAACTGCAAGTAATACGATGGAGGAACACCGCCTTCCCACTGCTTACTACTCCAACCACTGATTGTCTTAATCTCGATAATTGCCTCAACGCTGCTGAGATTAATCTGTCCATTGCGTATGCGAATACCGCTTTTATTAATCTGCAAGCGATCAGGCGAGAAGAATAAGTGAGGATACTCAGGATTTACAATATAACCCACTGGCTCATACAAGGTACGCACTTTCGTCCCGGCCTCATGATTCTTGAGCATGGACTCATCATCTCCATCCCAATAGGAAAATATCTCAGCAACAGTCTGTTCCATAATAGTTCCCATGAACATAGGAATATTCTGCTGTGCTTTTTGGGGGATGAGACCAATCTTCTGGTAATATAATTCGGCTGGACTCTTCCAGCTATTTACGCCCATCAATGTTCCGACCTCAGAAGCCCCTAAGCCTCGTGATCGGAAGTTAAGCCATTCGTCATAGGCTTTATCTT